TTGAGTTTATTTATGCTGCTATCAAGTTGTTTATTGATTCCACTTAAGCCTTTTTCGACATTGGAAATCTGACCTACTGGATTGTTATCCATCAGCAAAATTCCTTCCTTGTCGAATCTTGGCTACTTCTAACCAATTTTTTCTTTCTCTTTTAGACATATTCTTTATGTCTTCAAGAGTCCACCCTCTGTAGGTGTCAGTTAATACAGACCATTCAGAAAACAACCTGATGTAACCAGTAACGTTAGAACTGAAATAAGGAACCTAAATTAATAGGAACCGTTACCTCGCTTTCACAGTCTGGGCATTTAACAGTAACGTCATCAAACTGTGGTCCTGGCGCTCTGGTGTTAATTTCTTCAATTAACTTTCTACGATCAGCAATACTAAGTGCTTGAACTTGTTGTGCACTGTAGACAGGGCTTTCACCAATTTTCATTACACTTCCCTCTAAAATAAGGGTACTCATTTCTGCTGAAGTTTTGTCAACGCTATCAATTAGTTTCTTTTGAGTAAGACCAATAGGTAGACGAACAGTGAACTCTTTATCTTTACCCTTTACGGTAAATACTCGATCATTTATTGGGTCTGTAAGAATTTTAGATTTGATATCAGCCTCAACATCTACCGATACAGTTTTAAGTTCGTTGCATCCAGAACAATATGAGTTAATTTCTACTTGATTTCCAAACGTTGCTTTTAAAATTCCAAGCAAAAGTTGGTCTCTGTCTCCAATTAGCATTTGATCCAACATAGTTTCCGTTGCTGTTTCAGTGCCAATTTTTACAGTTCCACGTTGCAAAATTGTAATAAGGGCTCTACCTAAATTTATTGCTTTAGAAATTGCTTCTTCATCTTTACCGTTTAGTTCACGAACTTCTGCGGTACGTATAGCCTCCCCAGTGGTTGTTATGTAACCACCAGGAAGGTTAACGAGGTTATCCGAAGGAAGGATAATTTCAGGATCAATTTCCTGTGGCGTTTCTTTCAACGCCTGTGAGAGCATTTGGTTTGCCAATGCGGGATTAGCCGCTGCATTAATTGTGTTCGACATTATGTTCCTTTGTTAGATTATGCTGGGAATGCTGATGCTGAAGTTGTTAGGTCTGCTGCCCAGTTAACATCAAATCCTTCATGGACCAATGTCATCTGTTCAACAAGTAGAGCATTGTCTCCAGCGTTTAGGTCTGAGTAGGCTACAGATGTAGGCCAGCAGTTGTACACGTTAAAGCGCATAGCGACGTGATCAGTTGCCGCTGGAGAATTTTGTGCAGTCTCACCAGCAGATGGAATTGGGTGTGATAGGACTGCAATCTCTAGGTCGCAACGAAAGTTCTCTGTGCGAGCACGGGTTGAGCCGCCGCCTTGAACTGTTGCAAATAGATTACGCATCCATTCGTAGTTTTGGTTTGATCCAAGAATTACACCACGTTGCAATGTAATTGGAGCAAATGTGGTTTGTCCTGGAATTTGGTGAACAGTGGTGTTATACCCACCTTCACGGTAAGGGATGGAGTCAGTGGAGACAGCCATACCTGAAACCGATGTAAAGCCAAGAGTTACCGCAGATGCAAGGTTGTTTGTTGCTGCGCTTGCCGCTGCCCCACCAGTGCTTGTCAAAGGTTTAAACGTAACCAAAAATCTAAAGTTACGTAATGGATCGGTAACTAATGATGACCGATTGTTAATGATTGTAGGCATTTATTTCTTTCTCCTTCGGATTAGTTCACAGTCTTTTGACTGAGGTCGATGACGATGAACTCTGCTGGGTACTGAAGAGCCACACCTACTTGGATGTGCACTTCACCATTAGCAATTGTGGTTGCTGAGTTGTTGTTGGCGTCACAAATTACATAGTAAGCCTGAGCCGCTGTTGCACCACGTAGACCGCCTTGATTGCGGTATTCATTAAGGAATGATCCAAGAGTTGTATTTATACGTGCCCATAGTTTTTCATCATTGTTTTCAAAGACAGCAAACTCTGTAAGGTTCTTAAGTTGCTTTTTGATGTAGATGAGTGAGCGACGCATGTTTACATACTTGTTTGCTGTTCCATCCTGCTTTAGTGTACGAGCACCCATTACTGAGATACCTGCACCTGGAAGTGGACGGATAGCGTTTACTGGTGCTGAACCAGCATTTAGGCTGTCTAATTCTGATGCAGAAAATGTTTTTTCTACAGAGACAACTCCTGATAGAGGAGCGGTTAGACCAGCGGGAGCCTTGAACACACCGCGAGTTGCATCTGTTGCAAGATACAAACCAGCAACTGCACCTGAAGGACCAATCTTACGCAGAGCCTGTGCACTGCGACCGACTGGGTCAGCAATGTAAAGGTGTGGGTAATAAACTGCTGCATTGCTTGAAGAACCTACGCCTGAAGCATAAGTTAAAGCATTTGCAGGAGTTTCATTTGCAGGAGTTTCAACAACTACAAATCCTTCATTTGCTTCCGCCCATGAAATTGCATCAGCGTAAACCATGTCAACATCAGCAGAAAGTGTTGTGTTAATCATTGGCAAGAAGATAACTAAAGCACGGCTTAATGATGCAAAATCATCAAACACTGAGTTGCCGCCTTTGTAAGCGGTGTAGTCAGCAGCAACAACTGCTGTTCCATTGCTTCCACTTGTTAAAGGGTAAACAGCAGATGCTGGAATTCCTGAAGCGGTTGCGCTAATAGTGATAACGCTTGACTCAAGGTTAACAACGCTTCCAGCGTAATCACTTGAGGTGGAATCATCAAATACAATATTTTCATAACGCTCTAGAAGAACGTCATTTGTTACATCTGATGCAGTTCCTGTAATTCCTTCTTTATACACCGTAAGTGTATAAGTGCTTGATACAGTTCCTTCTTCAATTGTTACACGTAGGTTGTTTCCGTCTGTTCCTGCATTTTTTGCAGTAACGGTAGCAACAACAGCATTGCCAGAGGTAACAATGTTCACGTGAGCCGCAGCAGCGTCTGTGTGGAGAACACGCTTTACGTAAAGTTCACGTCCTCCATTATTAAAGAATGCACCCACGCCAAATGTGGCGGGGAATGAGGCATTGTATCCACCAAATGTTTTGGTGAATTCATACCATGAAGTAACACGGGTAACTGCTTCTGGACCTTGTGCAAAAGGCGCAACAACGGCACCAGCAGCGTTAGCAGTAACGCCCCCAGAAATAGGGGCTGGAAGTAAGCGTTCACTAATGTAAACACCTGGACGGCTATAAGCCATTTTTTCTCCTAACTAGTTGGGTAAGGGTTCCTTATGGTTGCGGTATGGTGAACGGGTCTAAAGCAGTGAACTGGCCTTGTGCTCCAGTAGTGCCTGTAACGTTGACTGAGAGTGCCTTATATAGTTGGTTATACGTTTCTGGTGCGATCTCACTAGAGACACGTACCGTAAAAGCATTTACGAATAAACGCTTTCCTTGTTCTGTAATATCTCTTTTAGAGACATCCAGAAGATCTAGACGACGGACTGTTCCATCATTAGGTTGAAGCACTGCAAAGCGCATAGGAATTTTTGAATAAAGAATTTGCGCCAACATTTCTCGGTCATGACGAGGCTGACGAGAATAGGTTGTAACTTGGTAGTCAATGCTTACAGGGATTGGCCAATGGATTTCCCAACTGTGTAATTCAGGATCATAACTAACTTCTTGAACAGACTGAGTTCCTTGAACCATATTAATTGGATTAGAAAGATACGAAGGCTTTGCAAGTCCACGCATTGCACGGCTTGTGTCTTCAGCAATATCAATCATGTCAATGGTGATGTATGGGTATGTTTGATCACGTAGTTCTTGGTCAGGTTGTCCAAAGTAAACTTTAACACTACGTGCAGGACCAGCCCCACTAGAGGACTTTTGATCTGTAACTGTCATACCTACAAGCAGATTGCGAAGTGCTTCGTCTTCAGATAATAAAAATGTCATGCGTTGCTCCCTAGGTGATGGAACATACGCTTAACTAAAAAGTTAGAAGAAAGTCTTTGGTCATTGCTAAATTTGCGAATGACAGCCGAAGGCTGCCTGCTGGGAGTTCCATACTCAAGATCCATAACCTCTTTGTAGTGGTCAGGGTGGGCATGCACGGTGAATTTTCCATCATTGTGACGAACATGCAGGTTGCTAACAATGTGGTCAGGCCACCCAGAAGAGCGGGCTTCATTACGAAGGTGGGCAGACATCATGCGTGTCGCCTCATGGCTGGCTGTATGTAGGGAAGACTTAATCGAGTGTAAGTACTTCTTCACTTCTTTTTCTTCGCCTTCGACACAGCGTATATAGCACCAGCAACATAGGCTGCTGAAGTGCCTGCAATTAAGGCTGCGACGTTAGGACGTTTTTCTTTAGGGCGGAAACCAAACACACCCTGAATGAAGGCTTCACGTTCTTGCTGATTGTTCATCTCAGCAACTTGTTGCCACCATGGAACATATGCCATTTAAACCCCTTTATCGCAACCAGTGGGTACTGTATTCAGGCACCGCAGCGGTGTTCTGATGCTCTAAGGATAAAGAATTAGGGGCCCTTTCGGACCCCTAACTTACTTATTTCTTTTTGGCTTTTATCTTCCTAGCCAAAGCCTTATCGTTTCTTTCATCTTCTTTTCTTGTCATGGACTTGTTCTTGTCCATCTTCTTATCTTTCTTTTTAAAATCAATCATCTGTGCTGGTGTCATGTTCTTCATGACCTTGGCATCTTGTTTAGCGTCAGATTCTTTCTTAGCCATTACATGCCCTTCTTTTTGTTCATTGACATTTTAGGTGCCTTTGATGAAGAAGTTTTCTTGCCCTTACGAAGAGCGGCAAAATCTTGGGCATCAATCTTGCTTGGGTTTCCACCCATAGCGGCAATCTTCTTCTGCTTTGGTGTTAATGATTTAGCCATTACTTAACCTTCTTTGCACGAGCAGATTTGCAAGTTGCACAGGTGCACTTACATCCCTTTGCTGGCTTTCCAGCCTTACATCCACAGCCACACTTAGCACACATGGTTACTTACCTTTCGATTGTTGAGAAGCCCAGATGTTGTCAACAGCATTTGGGTATGGACGACCCGCCTTTTCAGCACGAGCCTTTGCCGCTGACTTCTGTCCAGAAGATAGGGGCGTTGATTTTTTCTTTGGGTTCTTCTTTTCCCAAACTGGTTTACTTGCCATTCTTATTCCTTTTTGAAATAGCAGCGGCTTTCTTTTTNGCATCAGCCTTTGAAGATGCGCCCCATGCCTGAAGAGANAGTANCANNCTTGTTGGCTCACCGTTGGGTTTACGCTCTGGTCCTGGGTTACCTGACATGCGTGAAAGGAAGGCACCACGACGAGGATTGTCTCCTGATTTAACTGGAGCCTTTAAATTTGATCCTGGGTTAGCACGCTC